CTCCGGGCCAGTCGCGCCGTTGCCCTCGGGGGCTTTCGCTTCGGGATTACGCGCCGCCGCCGGCCGCCTCGATCCGCTCCTGTGCCTCCACCACCCACGCGGCCCAGTCGGCCTCGCCGGCGCCGGAGATCACCACCGGCGGGTGTTCGGGGTCGACGGCGGCAAGCGCGGCAAAGGAGGTGATGCCGGCGGCGGCGAAGGCCGCCGCCGTTGCCTTGCCGACGCGCTTGATCTGGGTGAGATCGTCGCCGGCGCCGTCGCCCTTGGTATCGGCCGGCGCCTTCTCCTTGTCGCCGGCGGGCTTGCGCTCCTTGTCTTCGGTGGCCGGCTTGCCCTTGCCGTCCGGCAGCCGCCCGCCGACCAGGCCGAAGCGCTGCACGGCGCTGTCCGGGATCTCGTCACCGGGCGCCGCGTAGAGGAAAGCCGCCGCCCTGTCGCCCTCGCGCACGACGCGGTCCCTGTCCGCCGTCAGATACAGTCTTTCCTGTGCCGTCTGCATGAGATCAGCCCTCGTTGCTCGCCCACAGGACGTGCAGATAGTCGCCCGTCGTGTTGGTCGTATCGTTCTCGATGACGCCGCCCTTGGTGGCGTGGATGGAAAATTCCGAAGTGCGGTCGACCCGCGTCGGCGTGGCGCCGTCCGTGATGTGCTCGACCGACAGAAGGGTGTCGCCCGGCTTGATGCTGCCCGGCACCTGGTGCTCGCCCACGGGCCCGCCAGGGATCAGGGCGCAGCCCACGGGCACGGAAAATCCGGTGATTGTCGGCATGATGATGCCCTCGGTTGATAGGGGTCTCCCGGCCCCGCCGTGACGCGCGACGGCGGCGGGGCCGGAGGTCGGCCGATCAGAGGCCGGTGATGTTGCAGAAAGCTGCCGGCCGGCTGACGACGAAACCCGCGCGCATGTCGGCGCGCACCGTCCGCTTGCCCTCCACGAATTGCGTGTTGACATAGCCGACCTGAATATCGACGCCGGAGCGCTCGAACAGGCTGATCCAGGGGGACTGGAAAGAGCCGACGAGACCGGAGCCGGCGGCGCGTGCCTCGGCCTGCACCACCGCCAGGCCCCACATGCGCTCGGGACCTGCCTCGGACGGGTTGCCCCAGATATAGACGCCGTCCGTTGTGCGCATCAGGCGCACACCCTGCCAGTCCTCCGGATGCATCACGTGATGCGTCGGCACGGCACGGCCCACCGTGCGGACCTTGGTCATCCCCTTGTAGAACACGTCGGGCACCGGATCGGCACCCCGCGCCTGGGCCTGGATGCCGGCGACATTGACGATGCCGCGCAGGTTCGGCGCGGTGCCATTGCCGACATAGACCTGCGTATCCAGCCGCTGGCGCACGCCGAACATCAAGCGGCCGTTGATGTAACCGCCCATCATCGGCACGTCTTCGAGCTGCTCGTCCGTCACCGGCACGCTGTCTGTGATCTTGCGCACGTCGGAGGAGCGCTCGGTGAAGGCGAATTCCGATTCGGCATAGGTGCCGCCCTCGGCCGTCTCCGCCGCCGCATGGACCCGCGTCGTCTCCTCCATGTACTTGATGACCGCTTGACCGGTCTGCGCCATGGGGATGATGTCGATGAGCTGCAGCGGGCGCGTCGTCGCCTCGACGAAGCCGGGCAGCCGTACGCTCTCCGGCGCAAAGCCCGCAGCGGTCGACATCAGCGCCTTGGTCAGCAGCGTCTCGACCTGCATCGCCTTCGCGAGGATGTCGGACGGCAGGACATCGTAGGAAAAGTCGATGCCGCCCGGCGTACCGCGCTTGATCCAGTCCGAATACGCCTTTTCCTCGGCCAGCATCTCGCCGAGCGACTTGACCCGATCGGCGACGCTCGGGTGATTGCCCCGGCCGCCGGGCATGGGCGGGCGGCCCCGGACCTTCTCGCGCTCGGCAAGCCCCTTGGCCGCGCGCTCGGCCGCCTCCAGCTTGTCCGCCTTCTCGCCGAGCTCGTTCAGCTCGTCATCCATCGCCTTGACCTTCTCGGCGACGGCGATGGAGCCCCGGACATTGTCGCCGAGGCACTTCACGCGGGCGAAGTCGTACGACTTCTGACCGCTGTCGGTGGTGACTTCGGCCTCATCAAAGACCTTTTTCAGCTCGTCCTGCTTTGCCGCGAGCTTCTCGCGGATTTCGTCAAGGGTCGACATCGCGTCTCTCTGGTCGCTGAGGCCTCCGCGTCCGCGCGCGGCCTGAATGGATACGCCCGCGTCAGCGCGGGCCAGGTAACGTCAGCGAGTTTGGAGAGGTATCGGGTCCGCCGACATCCGCGCAGGTGCGCGGGAGGCGCAATGAGGGGAGAGATGCCGGGGAGAGATCAGGGCAAAGAGTGCCCGATCCGCGAGCGCAAATCCACCCATGACGGCTGCGGCCGCATCCAGGGGCGCCGGCAAGCCGGTAGGATCGCCGTCAAAGGGGTTTCAAAGGGGGCAGGACGCGAAAACGCGGTTTTCGCGCCCGATGATGCGCCACGGGGCGCCAGCGCGCTCCGTGGGGCTTATTTTCGATGTCACCGCCGGATACGGCGGCGCGCATCGGCGGTGATCAGATCGGCGGCCAGCCGCTCCAGATCCGCATGCGCCTTGCGCGCCGCCTCCTCGTCCGCCTGTCCCGTGAAGAGCAGCGTGTCCAGACGGTCTTTCAGAGCCGCCAACTGCTCGATGCGCGCCGGGCTGAGCGGGCGCCCATCGGCCGCCCGCAGGGCCTTGATGTCGTCGGCCCGCTGGATGGCGTCGCCGAGATCCGCAATCAACCGGTCGAGCTGCTCCGCAAAACCCGTGCGCGACTTAAGCGACAGTGTGCCGGTGCCGGTGCCCGCGCCGCGTACGACCGTCGAAATCTCGTGGACATCGAGGCGCTTCAGGACGCGCACCACGGCCCCGTCGCGCAGCTCGCGCCCATGGTCGAGGGCGTCGAAGCCGTAGGACCATTCCTGCACGCTCTTGCCCGTCGCGAGGTCGAACTTCAGGGCGGCGTGCCAATCCCGGCCGACGCTGGAGTCAAGGTTGAGATGCAGGTCGGCATAGGCCGCATCGCCCTTCTCGTGGATCCGCGCTTTTCCAAACGGCATCGCGTTGCGATTGTGGGCGGGCAGCAGGGGCACCCACTGTTCTTTCCAGGCGAAGGCGCCCGGCATGTAGGTGTCGCCGTCGTGGTCGATGGCCGACAGCGAGGCAATCTTTGCCAGCCCCTTGCCGGCCTCGTCCATGTCCGTGACCGTCAGGCCCTTGGTTTCGGTCTCCATGTCAGTCCTCTCCTTCGCCGAAATGCGGCGCAAAACTCAAAGTCCCGTTGGGGTGCTCGTCCGATGCCATCTGGGCGGCTTCATCCGCCGTCACGATGGAGCCGTCACGGGCGATGTGCTCGTCCAGCGACCGGCCCGGCCCAAGCCGGCCGTCGAAGACGACGAAGCGCTGCACGCCCGCCGCCTTGGCGCGCTCCAGCGTCGAGATGTTCTGGGCGTATTTGGTCTCGGTGCGCGCGATCGTCCTGGCGCGGATGCCGGGCGCTGTCCAGGGGCCGCCCTCGACATATTCGGAGATCCGCGCCGCCAGGGCCTCCGCGCCTTCGCCCGCCGCCCGGCCATCGGCCAGGGCTTCGAAGAGGGCTTTGCGAGTCTGCGCCTCCAGGTCGATCAGGCCCGCGCGCCGCCCGCCGGCGCCGACGATCGAGCGGGCGACCGGGTCGGGCAGCGTGGCGGTGAGGCCGATCAGCCCGGCCGCATCGGAGACGGCCTGCGCGACATCGAGGTAATGAGCCTCATAGAGCGTCTGGAGCGCCGTCCGATGCGCCGCGATGCCGAGAGCGTCGAGTATCTGCGCCACGACCAGGTCGCTGGATTTGGTCTCGCCGGCGGGCGCGTCTTTCGGCGTCAGGTCCTCCGCCGCCAGCAGCGGCCGGGCAGCGGCGGCCGCCTCGCGGCCGAGTCCCGAGAAATACGGCACGAGCCGTTGCTCCATCGCCTTTTGCAGCGGTTCTTCCTGCTGCTGGAGCGCCCGCACATAGGCCGCGCCCGCCCGCCGCTGCGCCGGCGTCGCCCGCGCTTTCTGGCCGGATTTTGGCTGCGGTGCCGGGAGTGCCGCGCTGGAACGCGCGGCCGTCGCCGATCCAGCCGGGGTTTCGAGTGCCATCGCCGGCCGCAGATAGATCTGATGCGACGGGTCGACATCCCAGCCGAGCGCATCGCGCCCCTCGGCCAGGGTGATCAGTCCGCCGGCCACCTGCGACATGACGCGCGTCGTCAGCTTGTCCTCATCGTCGGACAGGGCAAGCACCTCGCTCGTGTCCCAGCCCGCCTTGAGGCCGTCGGCCCGGCCGAAATCGGGCACGAGCGAGCGGTCCAGCTCGTCGGCGAACGCGCGCCCCACCGGCAGCACACCATTGCGCCAGGCCAGCTTGATCAGCTCGGTCATGGTGGCGCCGACCTTGGTCGATTGCAGGCCGGCGCCGAATCCGACCACCGCTGCCGGGATGCCGAGCGACGCGCAGACCCGCTCTTCGGCGATGTCCCGCGCCTCCGACATGTTCATCTGCTGCGGGTTGAAGCCGAACTGCGCGACATCGGTCGGCGCCCCCATGACCAGCGGCTCGCCGCGCCGATCGCCGCCGAAGGCCTCTCGGATCCACGCCTTGGTCGCCTTGACGTCGTCGTCTGAGACGTGGCCGCCGGACTTCGGGCTGAGCACCATGCCGGGCACGCCCATATTGCGCAGCAGCGAGGCCACAAAATTGGAGCTCTCAAGATCCATGAATATCTCGCGAATGACACCGTCGAGCGGCGGGATGCCCTTGCGCGGATTGCGCGGGTCGATCCCGTGCCGAAAATGCACCACGTCGGCGGGGTCGATCCGCATCGGCGCGATGCCGCCCCCCGGCCTGTAGATGTAGTGGGTCAGGAACTCCGACCCGTCATCCGAGCCTTTCGGCTCCATCGTCCAGTGCGGCACGTACCAGAGCTCGGCCGGCCGGCCGAGCCCATTCCGGACCTTGAGCCAGTAGGCGTTGCCGGCGAGGCACCAGGATAGCACCGTGCCGGACCAGAGCGCGATGTCGCCGTAATGGGCGTTTGGCCGTGCGATCAGACGCAGGGCCGGATGGTCGGCCACCTCCTCGCGCAGCCCGTTGCGGCCAA